CGAACAGCAATTGGACAACCTTAACTATATGCAACTGGCAGACTTACCAAGAGTCACCAGCAACGCAGCGAACAGCGGATGAACAGCCGGTGATACAACGAATGAACAGCCAGCGGACAGCGGGTGATACAACGAGCGGACAGCCAGCGGACACTATTAAAGAAGGAAAGAAAGAAAGAAGGGAAGAAGGGAAGAAAGAAATACCCCCTAGCCCCCAAGGGGGAACACCAGCGAAGAAACCAAAGCCGACAGATTTTGCCGTGACCATTCCCGAGTCGCTGAATTCCCCCCAGTTCGTCGAAGCCTGGGCAAAGTGGCAACAGCACTGCAAGGAGATCCGAAAGCCACTGACGGAGACGCGAGCAAACACCCAAATCGGAAAACTTGTCTCGATTGGGGCGGAACGGGCGGTGATTGCAATTGAGCACAGTATCGCGGGCGGCTGGCAAGGGATCTTCGAACCAAACAACAAGGGCCGCAAAGATCGCGGATTCTTCGACGGGATTCAGGACTTCGCAAACGAGGGGGATTCATGACCGAGCCACAAATAACGAAGCAGGAATTCGCCGCAGTCATGGGCTACCTGTCGGCAGGCTGCAATCGAAAGATGGACCAACAGCAAATGCGGGTTTTCTACGACGCACTGAACGACCTGACCCCGGCGGTTCTGATGGCGTGCTGCAAGCGAGCGATTCAGCAGCAGGTTGACAACTGGCTGCCGTCAGTCGGGTTGATTCGATCATTCGCGACGGAAGCAATCAGCGGGGCTTTGCCGAACTACGGCGACGAGTGGGCTAACGTCCGGGCTGCTGTGCGACGCTGGGGCTACATGCGGAAGGCGGAAGGTATGGCGAGCCTCGGACACGTCGCCCGACTCGCTGTAGAGGCCGTGGGGGGCTGGCAGGTGCTTTGCGACAGTGAGAACCCGACGATACTTGGAGCCCAATTCCGCACAGCCTACGAAGCAGCAGCGAAACGAGAGTCAGAAATGCGACGAATCGGCCAGGAACTGCGACCGCGAATCACAGCGGGGCCGCGAGTCACACCGAGGATTGAGACGCAGGCCGAAACGCGGCGGCTGGTGAGTGAGTTTGCCGGGGCAATGAAGCGAATCGAGGGGCCGAAAGATGGTGACGCGAAAACAGTGCAATTGGTGCGCGGGACCAGTAGCCAAGGAGACTCGACCGCACATCAGCAGTTATCCAGTCGGGAAGAGCAAGTGTCCGAATTGCTGGGAGACAGAATACACGCTGATCGAGGTTGACCCGGCGGATTTAGTGGGCGGCAGATTCCCCGAGGCACCACCGGCAAAGCCTAAACCGCAAAAAACGATGTTCTGAGTGTTTGCACCCTAACGAGGAGATGGCGAGAAATGGCGAAGAAGCAAAAAGCGAAGGTTGATCATGGACCGCTGATTGAAGGCTTGGCACTGAATGGATTTATTGTCACCGCCGAGGTAATTGGGGCATGGAGCGCCGACCAGATCGCAATGATTCGTGACTGCCTGACAGAATGGGACATCTACACCCCCGGCAGATCGCGAACACCAGTGCCGGAATGGCTGACGGAATTCGATGCACCTGGGGACGCAAGGATTCTTGAGGCCAGGACAGTTGGGGCCGAGTGGCGAAAGATGAACCCGGAAGCTGACGAAGTGGCCGGGAATCCGTGGCCGGAATCGAGCCAGCTTTATTACGGCTGGTCAGACGGGGCGACGTTCGGAATTCGCGAGGTTGACGCCGACCTGCCCGACGAGGAATACAACATCGTAGCCGAACCCGAAACGGCTTCCGTGGCTGTCAATGCCGGGGCCACAGTCGGCTTTGGGTATTCAATCAGCCCCACAGATGCGATTGTCCGCGACACTGTCGAGGCGAGTAAGAAAGTCAATCGGCTGACCTGCAGTAAGCGGGACAAGGCCGTATTGTCGATCGTTCGCAAGCTCGGGACCGTAACACCGGCTTGCAATGAAGCACAACTGAAGTATCAGGGCGCTCACCAGATCGCAACGAAGCTCAAAAAGGAATGGGAATCCCTCCAGCTTCAGATGCAGGGGATTTGCACCCAACTGGCGAGCGTGGCCAATGGGGGCGACTACCAGGCCGATCTGTTCGACGAGCCGGAAGTAATCCCGCACAGCCCGCCACACGCCGAAATTCACCACGAAGGCGGCGGGGCCACTGAATGGACGCCAGCGGTAGACACGGGCGGCGAACTTGACCTGAAGTGTTTGACGCGAAAGGAACTGGCGGCAATCGGTTCTGACGCCGAAGGGTTGAGCGCCGGGAAGATTGACATTCTTCGCTCTGCCTGCGAGGGCGACACAATCGCGAAGTTGGAGGCGATGCAGCGGAGCAACCCGAGCTGGAACCGGGATATCAAGGGCTTTGGCGACAAGTGGATTGACCGGCTGCAGGACGCACATTCCGCAGTGAGGACGCATTACCCGATGCCAGTTGAATCTTACGAGCCGTCACGGGACAAACCCGACGACGAACCGACAGCCGGGGCCGTTGCTGTTGTTGAGCCCCAGGATAACCCGCCGGAGATTGGCGAGGCGATCGAGTTAGAGCAGGACGATGAACTCGTAGCAGTGGGGGCTGAGTCGGACGGATTCGGCGAAGACATGCCCGAGTGATCTCGAAGGACTTCCCGGCGGTTAATCGTGACCGCCGGGCTTTAGAACCCGACCAATTTTGAATAAGAAAAGGAGTCATTTTGAAAACACAATTCTGGTGGGCGATCCACAATCTTGTCGCCCATCCATTGAGCGAGATTCTTTATTGGATTGGACTGCACGCGTGGGGTGAGTGGATACACGACAAAACAGTACCGAATCACGAACCAGGAACCGGAAGGGGGTAGGGCCAGTATGACTTATTCACGATTCGGAATCACGTTCCCAGAGAAGCATAAAGAACGCCGCGAGCTATTGATTGCCGAAGATTGTTGCCCGGAATGCGGCGGCGAATTGGATGCCGGATGGGAGTGTAATAAGTGCAAGTTCGACGCACAGCCGGAAGCCATGCAGATTGACATCGACAAGCACCGCAAAGGCTAGAGATAACGGAGTTCAGGAAACATCATGGCAAAGCGTTGCGAACACGAGGAAACAAAGGAAGGCCCGCGTTCTCCGCTGCGTTACGGCAGTGCTCCGACAGAGGTTTGTGCCCACTGTGGACAATGGAGAATGGTTCACTTTCCGAATTGCATCTGGCGAGATCCGCCAGTTGATACGAATTTCGAAGACGTGGACGAGTAGTTCCCTTAGTGAGGTCAGGCGGTTTATCAGCGTTTTTTAGTCCGAGATATCTGAAATCATCAGGAGTTATTAGCGATGTCATATGACCCGACCATTGCCTTTGCGCTGTGCCATATTTGTGGTGTCAATCGAGTTGACGACGGGCAAAGTATGTGCATGGACTGCTGGCGAAGCCTGAAGGATCAATGGGTAACGCACGATAAGATCTGCCGCGACCTCCACGACGGTGATATCTGGTGGCACGACAACGGAGAGTCCATCTACCCCGTGATTCTGATGTGGTGCCCAACCGGGCAACACTTTTTCGCATCCGCTGGGCAGTGGGGGTGGAGTCGCTCCCAGCCTGTCAGTGAAATGGGCGGGCGATGGATGCCGTGCGTTGAGCCGGAGCCGGACCAAGCATTTCGTCGGACGTGGAGAGACTCATGATATTCAAGCGGTTTTCCGTGGTATTCACAATCTGTCTAGCAATCGTGGCAATTTGGGCAAACTCAATTTACTGGCACGCACTTGGTGCGCGCCCAGGAACATACGGCGTCACTGTCAGATTGCCTTGCCTGTCAATCGAATACAGCTACTGGATAGAGCACAGAAGATTGTCAGTCTTCTATCAACGCCGAATGAAAATGGGCGGAATGTCATCGAATTGTTTATGGCAAGTTGACACTGCTGATTGGTAGTCAGTTGCGTGCCGCCTAACTCCCGCGAAACCCCTGAGAAAACCCTGCAAACATCGGCTAATTGCCATAACTAAACCAGAAAGGGGGCGCAGGTGGCATACAAGTTAATTCACAGCCAGATTTTACCCTTCGAGTTAACCAACGGAAATGACGGGCGAAAGCCTGAAGCGAAGATGCAATCAGGCACGAGAACAACACACGGCTATTCGCGAAGCCCAACGTATGTTTCGTGGATGAAAATGAAGTCGCGATGTTTGAATCCAAACGCGGGGAACTATGAAAGATACGGTGGGGCCGGAATCACAGTCTGTGCGGAATGGCTGTCGTTTGAGGCATTCCAACAAGACATGGGGGATCGTCCTTCTCTTCGGCATTCACTCGACCGCAAAGACTCAACGCAGGGATACAGCAAGGCTAACTGCCGATGGGCCACTGATGAAGAACAAGCCCGCAATCGGTCGTGTTGCATCCGGCTTGTGATTGGCAATCAATCCATGTCGCCGATTGAGTGGGCTGCAAGAATGGGGATCTCAGTCAAGACAATTTACAGTCGGCTTGAAATGGGATGGAGTGATGCTGACGCAATCCACGGACGGCCATCCAGGGCAAGGCTCATTGAGGCGTACGGTAAAGCTCAAACGCTTTCGGAATGGGCCAGGGACACCGGACTATCCGCAGCAACCATCAACAAGCGACTAAAGCGAGGATGGGGGAGCGAGGCAGCATTAACAAAGGCAGTGTGACACATGCAAGTAAATATGAAAGTTCCAGGCGTGCCAGTTGGAATGCCGCGAACAAAGGCGTGCATCCGAGGGAATCACGCGGGCGTCTATAACCCGACCAAGACATCAACCGGGGCGAGTAATGGCGTCGCAGAGTTCAAGGCGGCAATTCGGCTGGTTGCGGCGAGTAAGCACCGAGGCCAGCTATTTACCGGACCATTGCGGGTCGACCTGCAATTTGTCTTTCCGCGACAGGCAAACCGAGTTTGGAAGTCAAGGCCAATGCCACGTTACCGCAAGGTAACAAAGCCAGATCGCGACAATCTCGACAAACTCGTAATGGATGCACTCAAGGGCGTGCTGTGGGTTGATGACAATCAAGTGTGCGCAGGCTCAATTGAGAAGTGGCACGCAGCGGGCGACGAATCACCGCATGTGCTGATTATTGTAACTGAGATTCCAGAGACAAAACCCTGAAAGGCACAGCATGACACCCCAACTTTACCCAGTGATCGAGGCAAAGGGCGAGTTCGGCCTAGGGCCTCATTTGACCGTCGAGGTAAACGGCTCGCGAACCTGCGTTCCAGTGGGAATCGAGTTGAAGGAAGGCGATTCGCTTTGCGTGGTTCCCAAGGGCTTTTCGGTGGCCCTGTTTGCAATCGACATGGCCCCGAATCGAAACGGACACGGCTTGGAGCTTTGGCAAAGCGGCAGAGTGTCGAGGATTCGCAATGTTCGTCCCTTGATGCAATGGCCGAAGCGATGACCCCCATCCCCCCAGGCAACACGACAACAACCCCCCGGCTGGCATTGCTGGAAATGCTGGCCGGGGCGGGATTCGACAACGTGAAGATCGAGCTTGCAAGACATGGCCGCATGAGATGGCACGCGACCGCCGATTGTGGCGTGATTATTCGAGGCTACGGAACCCCGACCAATTGCGTCAGATGCGGAATGGAGCTGACCAAGACAGACGCGAGGCAATGGGCCGTGCGACCTCGGGACAACACACACGCCAAGGCCGCGAAGCCGAAGCAGCCCCACCCGGTTGTTAATGGCGAACTGTTGATACCGAGCCTGATTCACGCTGCCGACCTACTGCGAGCACACAAGGCAATTTGCCCACGGGACCACAAGGCATTGACAAAACGGCTTATTCGCCGATCGGAGTTGTATTACCAATGAACGCAATTCTCAAGAACGTAAAGATTGACGCCAGAACGCACACGCAACTCAGGAACGCAAAGAGCATTCTTGAGGGCAAGCGATGCGAGAAGAACCCGGAAGCCCCGCTATGTGACCGATTGACCGTCAGCGAGGTTGCCGAAATGGCGATTGTTCGAGGGATCAAAGTGCTACTTGCCGAAGCCGGATAATGCTTATCTTCAGGATAGTGTTTATCTATCCACGATAGGCATTGCAGGCGTAAATAATTTCGCTTTAATCACATCTAACACGAGCAGCACAACACAGTGCTGAACTGTTACGCGAGGAAGTCGGAAATGTCAGGCTTTGCAAACCTGGGGTTGGTTCGATTCCAACACTCGCGGTTTAGATCCGGTGCCAGCAGCTAGCAGTAAGCCTTGCACGAGCCTTGAGGGGCTCTGCAGCAGAAGCGTCGCGAACTTCCCCGGATCTTTGCACAAATACTTGATGCGCGATGTGAAGTTAAACAGCAGTGAGTGACACGAGGCCGGAGCCCGACTTAGCTACCGACGAGGTGTAACACAGCAAGGCCGGGGGGAGAAAGCAATGCACGACGCGGCAGCTTTCGCCCCCCGGCAGGATGAAGCTCCGGGGATCGGCCACCGGGGCTTTTTGCAATTAACGAGATGATCAGCGGGGCCGCTATGCTTTCGATTCTGCTTGCCGATATTTCGCTGTCATACCTTGACGCGATCGAGAGATTGATAAACCGGGTTGGGCTTCCGACCGCAATTATCATTGCCATCAGCCTGGGAGTGTGGAGGTTTAGTCGCTGGTTTGGGGTGAAGGTTGCCGAGCCACTGGTTGACTTGGCAAAGGCTGGCGTTGGGGCGCACGTAACATTCCTGCAAGAGAACACCCGAGCGACACAAGCCGGGGCAGTTGGAGTAAGTCAAGTGCTTGCAAATCAAGGCCAGTCGCTGGCAATGCAGGGCCGAGACAGCGAGAAGATTGACGACATTCACGGCGTGATTGTTCGGTCCGCCGGAACAACTCAGCAGCAGGTTACATCGACCGCCATGTAAGCGGATCGATTTGTTTATTAACTCACATGGAGTGCAGATTATGGGTAGCGAACACTTTTCGATGAATCTTGAAGACTGGAAGAAGATCGGCACCGGGGTTTTGCTTTCCGCTGGCGGTGCGGTTGTATCGTATCTGGCGACGATCGGGCCGAGCATTGACCAGACGACCATGCAAGGCATGATTACGGCGGTTGTGCTGTCTAATCTGGTTAACATCGGTCGCAAATTCTTCTTTAAGACCTAGAAAGGAGTCGCCCGCATGGACTGGATTAAGAAACACCTGACGGCAATTCTACTGACCATTGCGGCTATCTTCTTGGCCGGAAGCGTTGCCAGTTATTACCAGATGGCACATTACAACAACTACGAAACGGCCAACTGGCTGATTGTCCTAACGTGGCTTACCCTAGGGCTGACTTTCGCCGCTGCCGGGATTCTGAATTGTGTTATTCGGCCAGTATTTCCAATGCACCCGAAAGCCCCCGACCTGCGTTCTATAACAGAGGTGTATATTGACTCGAAGATCAAGGCCACCCCGGCGTCTAAGTCACCACTGCAGCGAGTTCGAGAGCATCGAGAGATTGCAGTTCAGTACAGACGCAACGCCGAGGCACTCGACGAGCAGGCCGAGAAGGTGATTTCTGAAATGGAAGCCGAGTTGATCGCGGCCAAGTCGCTTCGAGAGGTGGCAAAATGAGGAAATGGCTTTCAGTTGCTTTGGCCCTGTTGATTGCCGGTTGTGTTCGACCGCTTCCCGGCCCTGCTCCGATTCCAGTCCCGCCGGTTCCGATTGTCGCGCCGATCGTCACGGCCCCGCTTCGGGTTTTGATCGTTAAGGATAATGCGACATTAAACCGGCTTCCCCCGGCCCAGTTCGTTGCAGTCATGTCTGGAAGCGTCCGTGACTACTGCAAGACTCATTGCCAGATGGGACCGGACGGCAAAACCCCCGAGTTTCGCACCTATGAATGGGACACGGACACACAAGCGCAATCCCAGGCCATTCAGGAAGCGTTCGCCGAGGCCGTGAAGAGTGGCAAGGCAAGCGGCGTTCCGTGGCTGGTTGTCAATAACGGAGCAGCAGGATATAGCGGGCCGTTCCCCGCGACCGAAGCGGAAGCGATTGCACTGCTGAAGAAATACGGGGGCGAATAAATGTTGATTATTGATGAAACCAACTGGCGGGAACACGCGGGCGAAAACGGCGTTGTGATTGACCCCGACGGCCAGCGGCGTTTGATGGCATGCAAGCCCCGCCGGGCACCAGTCGGCAGCCTCAGATATGCAGTCAAGCCCGAATTCGACCTGATTCCCCGCAATGAGTGGTCAAGCCGAATTAAGGATATCAAGGCGGCTGGAATTGATACCCGCTCACTGCTGAAACAAAAGGGCGTTCCGGCTTTCGATCAGCAGCAGACATCAACCTGCCATGCACAGTCGGCGGCGCTCGGCGGGATTATCATTCGTGCTCGACAGGGTGAGGCCACTGTCATTCTGAGCCCTGGGAGCATCTCGGGGCCGATCACTGGCTATCGAGACGAAGGCGCTTACATCGAAGACGACTTGAGGCAGCTTGCCGACTATGGCGCGGCTTCGGTCGAGTTTGTACCGGCGAACCAGATTTCGCGACGTGGCTGGAAACCTGGGGCGGAACAAAACGCACTGCTTCACCGTGTTACCAAGTGGATCGACATGGGCGGGCGAGATTCGCGAATGTTCGACCGCTGCGCAACTCAGCTTTTGCTGCTGAACGCTGTTTGCGTGGCTTATGACTGGTGGGGACACGCCGTCACTCTTACCGCACTTGTCGAAGTCTCGCCGGGCGTTTTCGGATTCGAGTTCCGTAATTCCTGGGGGGCCAGCTATGGCGATGACGGTTACGCCGTTTTAGTCGAAGGCCGAGGCACCCCAAACGCTGCTTACTCCCCCGTTCAGTTAATCGCATCAACAAATTAAGGCCGTTCACATGCTGAAGTTTCTTGTGTTAACCCTCGCCCTGCTTGGCGATCCGCAAATCAATTACGACCGAGTTCCTGCGTCACAGGTTACGCCACAGATCACCCCGGCAGTTCAGCCAGACGCGGCCACGGCACCCAAGCCGGTTCGGCGGCTCTATGTGTTCGGCTTCAAGGGCTGTGCACCCTGTGTCGCATCGCGACCGGCGCTTGACACATGGGTGAAATATGCCGACCTGACAGTTAAGCGACCGACCCCCAACAGCGACTGTGTTTACATTGACGTCGAAGACTATCCGCATCTGGCCGAGCAATGGCGAACGGACACCTACCCGACAGTGATTGTCAGTGACAACCTGAAGGAGATTGCCCGACACACTGGGGCTTATTCAATCACCGACCTGCGACGGCTATGGGAGACGGGAGCCAAAGCGGAACGCGGGCAACATATTGTATCAGCATTCGCAGCCGGGGCCGGAACTGAAATCAAGCTCCCGAGGGTATCAGTCAATCCGACAACCAAAGCGGTAACGATTCTCGAAACCGTTGACATTCCTTACGGCTCATTCGTGACGGCCACCCTGACGCAAGGCAGCGTCTTAACAATGGGGGCTGATGGTCAATACACGTTCAGTAAACCTTACCCGCGAATCAGAACAAGCCCGATTCATTGGGACGGCTTCTTGCGTGGCGTCAAGGTGGATACTGCAGCCAAAACGGCTGTGCTGCAGATTGACGGCTTTCCCGACCAGACAATCCGCTATTAAGGGGGCGTCATGAGTCCGAGTGTGTTTGGCTGCTGTGTGCTCTTGATAGCGTTAATTGTGGTGATTCTCGACAGGGGGCCGTGATGCGAGAGGATGAATATGGAATCTGCTCTGCGATGGCTGAAGGCCGTGATGTTCCTGCTCGCGAGAGAGTGCATCACAAGGCCCGAACCAGTATTGCCCGTTCGGCTATGGCATTCGTTCAGAATCACGGCCAGGACTACCCCGACAAGTCAGCAGCTCTCGAAGCGTTCAAACAGCAGTTGGCCGAGGAAAAGCACTCGCAGGCCCCGTGCTCGCGAGAAGGTCATACCAATGTGGTTGGTTTTCCAATCCTAACGTCAATCTTCATTTCGCTGTGCTGTTTCTTCTTCGAGCGCTGGTGGGCAAGGACTTTCAAAAATGACTGAAACGAAACCGCAGAATGTCGCCGAAACGCTACAAGAGCGAGCCGGGCAGCACGGGCGATTTGAGGATAACGCGAATTTCTCGCAGAACCTAAAAGCCTTCCTGCGTTCTCGCCCGGCGTGGCCAGGACTACGGCTTGAGCACCGCGAGGCGCTAGACATGATCGCTTGCAAAATGTCGCGGGTTCTATCTGGCGACGGAGACCATTACGACCACTGGCGAGACATTGCAGGCTACGCGACGCTGGCTGAAATGGCGATTACCAAGCCGGGTTAATTGTGGGGCGGCGTTCGCTTGCCGCGCCTAATAAATCTTCGGTTCAATCACTCACTGTCAGGATTAACACCAATGGCCAACGCTACCGCATGGGACGAGACGCAGGACAGCGAACTAATCGCCATGCGGGCGGCGGGCCAGTCGTGGGACGCAATCGGGCGAGACGCGGGGCGTTCCGTCGAGTCGTGCCGGAATAGATGGAGAGCACTGCAGCGGGGCGGCGAGAGTGTAGCACCTGCAGCGGCTCAAGAGTCACAGCAAGAGCAATGCACAGCAGTTGACGCAGGCGACTCCAAAACACTGACCTACCACGGCGCGGAGATCCGCACAGTTGCCCAACTGCTGGCCCATACCGAGATTGATCTAACAATCTGGGAAGTGGCCGAAAGCACTGTCAATTCCTGGGAAGTAGCGGGGAAATTCAAGGCCGAAAACCGGCTATGGAAAACCGGGCTGCTGCAGATCAAGGTGAAACTGCGGAGACTGGCCCCGAAGCCCATTCAGGACGGAATCAAGCAGCTATTGCGGGACGTTCGACCAATCGCAACTGCAGCCCCTAGGAAGCTACGCAAGGGAGACCGGCAGCTATTGGAAATCGGCCTGTTCGATCATCATTTCGGAAAGCTGGCGTGGGGAGCGGAGACCGGAACAAACTACGATTTGAAGATCGCGGAAACCGAGTTCACAACTGCGATTGATGCAATGCTGGAACGGGCGAGCGGCTACAACGTGGAGCGTATCGTATTCCCCATTGGAAACGACTTTTTTCACTGCAACGACTGGCTGAGTAATACCGCAAACGGAACACGGGTTGACTCGACAGACGACCGATTCAGCAAGGTATTTCAAACGGGTTGCCGGGCCGTTCAGTATGCGGTTGAGCGTTGTGCAGCAACGGCCCCGACCGAAATTCTATGGGTGCCGGGCAATCACGACAGGCATACAAGCTGGTTTCTTACCGAGTGGCTCGCGGCCATATTCAACGGAAATCGACACGTAAGCATCAACAACGGGCCGGGCAACCGAAAGTATATCCAGTACGGGGCGTGCCTGTTGGGATACATGCACGGCGACGAGATCAAGCACACGGATCTTCCGGCACTCATGGCCCAGGAGCGAAAGCAAATGTGGGCCGATACCGTTTATAGATCATGGCGGCTGGGGCACTGGCACAAGCGAAAAGAAACGCGGTACATCGCGGGCGACACCCACAACGGCGTTGAAGTGCGAATATTCCCCTCGCTGTGCGGGACAGACGCTTGGCACTATTCCCACGGCTTCACCGGATCGGCGCGAATGGCCGAGTGTTATTTGTGGGACCACCGACACGGGCCGATAGCTAATTTTGTTATTAACGCTCAAGAGTCAATGAAACAGGTTGCCGCATGATGGATGAAATAGACGTTGCTCAATGGCAATTCCGGTCGAAGTCGATCCCGTGGCGGCTGGCCCAGGTTAACGGGCGGGTTGTCTTTGGCTGGCTGCTTGAATCACTGACGGCACTGGGGGCGAGTGACGGGAAGTACGACGTTGAAATAGTCTGGAGGGTTTTGCCCTGCGATCACGGATTGTACCGCAAGGCAACGCTTGCCGATCTGTTTCACTTAGAGCTTGCGTGGTGGAAATCGCACAGACTCGACGGATCTTTGCTTGTCATGGCTGCGGTCTCAGTGGCCGTATTTGTTTGCCGTGGGGCGTGGCTCATCTCTCAATAGTTGTTATAGTGTGCTAGGGTTAACTGTTTACCTTTGCACACTGGGGGGATAATGAGACGCGATCGAGACATTTTAATTCTGATTGGCGTGTTAGTTGGCCTGTCTGGCTGGGTCATGTGGGAAGCTGTCCCGCCCGCCCAAAAAAATAGCGTTACATCAAAGGCTGATATTGCTGCGATGCAAGGGCAAGAACTTGCAATGCTGCGAGTTCATCCACAGACCGCCACGGTAGCCGTAAATGTTAAGCACAGCTCTGGTGAATACAAAACATTTATCACAAAAGAGGGCGTTAGAATGGGCCAGCAGGTTTACACATCGGGATCAGGCACATGGACCGTGCCAACTGGGGTTACATCGGTCAGTGTGACTTGCTGGGGAGGCGGTGCAGCGGGCACCAATATGAGTTCTGGCGGTGGCGGTGGCGGCTGCTCAGTAACTCCAAGCTACGCCGTGACCCCCGGAGCGTCGATTCCGTACGCTGTGGGGTCCGGTGGCGCGGCGTCTACAAACGACGGAGCTGACACGAGTTTTGATACATCCGGGGTTGTCGCAAAAGGCGGGAAGGCAGCGGCGTCTAGTAGCCTGGGTGGCGCGGCGGCGAGCGGGACCGGAACGACCAGATACAGCGGCGGAAATGGTGGCTTGCGTGGAGGCGGGGGCTCTGCTGGGCCATCAAGTAACGGCAATAACAATTCCGGCAATACCGGCGGGGCAGCCGTTACAGACGGTGGCGCGGGCGGGGATATTGATATCGCTGGGTTCGCGCCGGGCGGTGGAGCGGGTGGCACGAATGGGTTTTCCGCTCAACCAGGGGCGAACGGAAGGATTCAAATTGATTGGGTTGACCCGAGTTCGTCACTTCCATGTGCCTATGTCCCACCCACAAAATCCTTTGGTCCAAATGGAGATTTACACGAGATGTTAAAGAACGCAACAGGTCAGAAAATCGGCGCTCAGATGATTACCGCCGCTGACGGTTCGGATTTTACCGGCTCTGTTACCGTGTACGTGACTGGCGACGCTGGAACGCAGGCGGCAGGCTCGGTTGGCTCGGGGGCCTGCACTCACGAGGGCAACGGCTATCACACATATGCACCTTCGCAGGCAGAAACGAATTACGACCTGATCGGCTTCACTTTTAAGGCGGCGACGGCGATTACAAACACGGTGCAGGTGGCCACGGTAGCAGCACCCCCGCTTGATGCGGCTGGTGTACGTTCTGCGGTGGGCCTGGGGTCCGCAAATCTTGATACGCAGCTCGCGGCGATTGACGACGCAATTGATACCGAGGTTGCAGCCATCAAGGCCAAGACGGATCTAATCCCGGCGGCTCCGGCTGCTGTCGGTGATTGCATCACAGAGGCAGGTGTTCGGACTGCAGTAGGACTCGCGACCGCGAACCTTGACACCCAACTGACACCGCTCGGAACTGGCTTCTCTCGCGCAGTGAAGGCAATCACCCTGGGGACCGTCGACACCGGGGCCACAACGACGATTATCCCGACTTCATCCCTGTCGCCTGCTGCAGTGGACGCCAATCAGTTCCGGGGCCAAGTCGTCTGTTTCGCGAACGACACCACAACAACGGCTCTACGTGGTCAAAAAACGGACATCACCGGCAGTTCTTCTGGCGGAATCTTGACCGTTAACGAACTGACCAGCACTCCAGTTTCCGGCGACACGTTCACCATTCAGTAAGGTTGAAAAATGGTCGCAATCACACGGCAGAGGTTCGGGCTAACGGGGCGTCGATCGCCTCGCAGCCTGGGTACGCCTGTTGATTCGTCGGGCGTGGCCATTACATCGCAGCGATTCGGGCTGACATGGAAGCAGCCCGGCGAACTTGGGGCGGCGTTGAGTGATTCGTTTCAGTCGATCACGCAACAGCGATTCGGGCTGACGATGCGTCGGTCTGCGGAACTGGGCGTGTCGTCTGACATCGACTCAGATCAGCTTCAGGCGGGCGACACACTGGCCGCAGTATCGACAACGGCGACCGTCTGTAGTTCGATTGCCATTCAGGCCAGTGATACAGTTTCGGCGGGGCTTGATTCCTCGTTCGCTGTTAACAGTGAGTCAATCCAAGGTGACGACATTGGCGCGGCGGCTGGAACGGTTGCCATTCTGGTGAGTATCAGTAGCTACCGGGAAGGGGACAGCTCAACAGCGTCGATTCTTGGCGGAACGCTGACAGTATCGAGCACTCAGGCCAGCGACCGAGAATCAAGTGACGCAACGTCCGCAATTGCGATTGACCTTGCAAGAACTGCAACCAAGGACAAGGCAACCGGCGGGGCCACTGTAACAACCGGGGCGAGTGTTGACGCGACTGCAAGAAACGACCGAACAACATCAGCGGCGAAGGGGAGAATTGCAGCGGCGGGGCTTGCCGTGGCCAAACCGCAGAGACTGGCCGGAGTGAGTCGAACCGCAATTCGTTCAACTGGAACGGCGATTGTATCGGCGAACCTTTCAGCGGCGAGTCTCGACGGAACAACCGTCAGGCATTCAGTTCGACAGTCGCGAGACCTGGGGCAGTCCGAGGGGACGACAGCCACGACAGTTGAAAGCAGCCAGCGACAGGCCGCAACATCGTTTGCAGGATCGGCCACCAATGCAGTTGCCACCGAGGCCACCGGAGCCAGCGTTAACCGTTCGGCGTCGATCACCAGAACATCAGCCAGCCTAATCGTCGAGGAGATCCAGCCAGGACAACGAGGAGCAGCAGTCGGAGCCGTGCGGATCACTGCAACCTCGGTCAAGCGGAGAGATCCCGACGAGGGTGCAATCGACTCGACGGCTTCCATATCGGCCAGAGTTGCAGCCAGGGCCACCAAGGATAGTTCGGCCAGTGACGGAACATCGGAGATTGTCATTGCAGCCAGCCCGACCCAGCAGGGGCACCGGGTGACGTTCGCGGCCACCGTGGCAACCGTTACGACTGCAGCAGCAACACAGACACGAAACAGGGCGGCGGCGGCTTCTGTTACGAGAATTGCAGTCACTGCGAGCGGAACGCAAGCCGGGGCTCTTGACTCAACGGCCACGAATTCCATCAAGGCCAGTCTGTCGAGGACACAAGAGCGGCAGTCAATCGAATCGGCTGCAGTGCTTGCAGTTGCCAGCACAGCCACGGCGAGACAGACCGCGAACACTGGAGCAGCAGCAGCAACGCCAGAACTGAGCGTGTCCAGCATTTTCAGATCAAAGGTTTTCTATTCTGCCGTCGCAAGACGGGCCTTCACCGGGAGTAATTAAGTATGTCGATTCAGTATTCAACCACCGTTCGCAATGCTCAACTGGATGCACTGGAGACCGCAATTTCTACGGCCCCGATTCTGCGCATCTACAACGGCGTGATGCCCGCAACGTGCGCCACGGCACTCAGCGGAAACACGCTGCTTGCCGAAGGTACGCTGCCGTCCGATTGGCTGTCGGCGGCTTCCTTGGGGGCCAAGGCCAAGGCCGGAACGTGGACGCTGACAGGCCAGAGCGGCGCGAGCACCGGAACCGTCGGCACGTTCTACCGGATTTACAATTCGGACGGAACAACCTGCTCGATGCAAGGCACGTTCGGAACCTCGGTCACAATCGCGACAAGCTCGCTGACGGCGGCTCACGGCGTCGTGCTGAACTTCTCGGCTACCACTGGCGTCGTGGCTGGCATGGCCGTGAGTGGCACCGGAGTTCCGACCGGCGCGACCGTCGAGTCAGTGACCAGCACGACCGTTACCCTGAACGGGACCAGCACGGCAGGCGTTGCCAGTACAGCCTCTATCGTGTTTTCCTACGACATGGGCGCGGACAATGCCAGCATTGCTAACGCTCAGGTTATCACCGTCAATAGCTTCTCTCTCACCGCCGGGAATGCTTAATTATGTGGCTTTCACCTGGGGACACGTTACGCAAAGAGTTCACCACAGCGAGCCCATCTAATGGGCAGTCGATGACCGCTGATTCTCTGCCCGTGGCCGTGCTTGCTCAGAATGGTGTTGCTGACGTTGCCGTTACCGTCACGGTCACTCTACTTGAGACCGGGCGGTATTTGGCAACGTGCGTAATTCCTGGGGACTACACGGCGGGCGATACGGTATCACTGCGAGTCACGGCCACGGTTGCAGGCGTTACCGGAAGGGACACATTGACAGAGCAACGGCTGCAGGCGATGGACTTCGCAACCGGGCTTGCGGCTCAGTTATTCGTTGATGCAGGGGCAAACAAACTAAAGGTGAATACTGATCACTCAGTAAACGCGGGCTTCACCGTCACAGAGGGAAACCTTACGGATCTTGCAACGGCAGTCGGGGCTGAAATTGTTGTTGACATCATGGACGCAATGACGGGCCGGACGATTCGAATTGACTCACCGTTTGCGGCTGGCGGGGCTTTGACGATCTTCTCAGGAGACGACTACCTAGCGGCCAATGGGCAATCAATCACCGCGACGATTACAGCCCGGACGGACCTTATCGGGATGACATCGGTTCTCTATTTGGAATCGGGCGTCACCCTGACGGCTACCGGCTCAGTTGTGGCAACAGGAACCGAGACACTGACGTTTGGCGACTTGACTTCCACGCAGACATTGACGCTTTGGGATGGTATCGGGACAGCACCGACAAACCGCAAATATCAGATCAAGTTTTTGACCGAGGCAGGCAAGGTAACAACCCAAATTGACGGCGTAATGCACGTTCGTCGCGGGTTGAGTACCTAACTTTTATAAGGACTATGCAGCATGGCTTATGATCCAGATCCGCGATTAGGCGCAACCCCGTTTCGGTTGATTTCAACGGGCGTCACCGAAGACAAGACGGTTGTTAAAGCTGGCCCCGGTCGGCTGCTGTCGCTCAATGCAACCAATAAGGCGGCGGCTATCTGTCACATCAAATTCTACAACCAGACAACCACGCCTGCCGTGGCGTCTGATGTACCGATTTGGGGCTGTGCAGTGGAGGGCGGGACGACCGGCAAACCGAGCAACATTCCACTTCCGCCGGAGGGAATCAACTTCACGGTGGGAATCGCCTTTGTCATCGTGACCGGCCACGCCGACACTGACGCAACGGAGGTTTCCGCAGGCGATGTTGTGCTGAATGGTAGCTACAAGTAATCGAGCAGTATTGACCGGGGCGGGGCTTCTGCCCTGCTCCGGCTTAGGAGTTCTGAATCATGAGCATGGGCGACAACTCCGGGGCACTACGGGCAATCAAGCAACTCCGAGAAATGGCCAGCCGATAGGGTGCAACATGTTCGCAGCGACAAAGAATAAACCGGGGCGACCGACGAACGAATCGAGGGGCAAACCCGCATTCGATCCGCAGGAATACCACGCACAGTTGATGCGAGCAAAGGCCAGCAAGAACGCAGAGATTGGCGAGCTTCCGGCGGTTAAAGATCCGGCACGCAAGGCAGCTTGCGGTAAGTCACTGCTGCTCTATCTCACGACCTACTTTCCGAACAGCACCGGGATTTATCCGTTCAGCCAAGATCACCTGCGAGTTATCAGCCGCATGGAAGGTTGCATTATTGGCGGCGGAAGGCACGTCAATTCCGTTTATCGCGGCTTTGCCAAGACGACAATCAGCCAGCTATCGGCACTATGGGCGGCATCCTACGGCTATCGGAAATGCACGCTGCTGGTTGCATCAAGTCAGGATTCATCGGAAGGCATTCTGTCGGGCGTGCTGCTTGAACTCGAAAACAATGAATTGCTGCTTGAGGACTTCCCCGAAATCTGCGTACCGATTCGCGCTCTCGAAGGAAAGGTAATGCGCTGTCGGTTCCAGACGTACAACGGCGAGCGCACCGGCGTTTATACGGGCAAGGATACGATTTATCTGCCGTCGATTCCCGGCGCGGCTTCATGTGGTGCGATCATCGCGGCTTACGGACTGGCCGGAGGCGTTCGCGGTATCAACATTGCAGCCAAGAACGGTAAGAAACAGCGCCCCGACATGGCGATTATTGACGACCCGCAAAACGACGGCTCAGCACACAGCCCGATACAGATTATCAAGCGGCTTGAAGTAATTCGGAAGGGTATCATTCAGTCGGCGGGCCACGGGAAAAAGATTGCCATCGTTCTCAATGGTACGGTAATGAGGAAAGAGGATGTGGTCGATCAGTTGCTAGACCACGGGAAAAACCCCTCTTGGCAGTCTGAACGAATTCCAATGGTCAAGAAATGGGCCGATCAGCATGAAAAGCTATGGCAGGTTGCCTATCGAAACCTGCGACACGGCTACGACCCGCACTTAGTTGGAGACAAGGAGAGAGCAGAGGCGCAGGCGACCGTCTATTATGCCAAACATCGGGCAGAAATGGACGCGGGTTGCGTTGTATCCTGGGAGCACTGTTACGACCACGAATCAGAATTATCGGCGATCCAACACGCTTACAATTTACTGCTCGACGACCCCCCGGAAGTATTCGAAAGCGAGTACCAGCAGAACCCCGACGAGTCAATCAACGGCGGCTCGACTGCGTTTACCCCGGAGTTGATTTGCAGCAAGGCCAGCGGAGACCCTCGCGGCGTTGTACCGCAGTGGGCAACACACTTGACCACATTTACCGACGTTCAGAAGGACTTGCTTTACTGGGCTGTTATCGCATGGTCCGATAATTTCACGGGCCACGTTGTCGATTATGGCGTATACCCCGAACAACAGCGGCACTATTTCGTATTACGTGATGCACTGCCGACCCTGAAAAGTGTATGCCCTGGGAGCAACTTTGAAGGCTCAATTCGATCCGGTCTGGCGTGCGTTACAAAGGCATTAGTCGAGCGCGAGTGGGAAAAGCCGGACGGCTCTGTACTTCACGTCGAGAAAATGTTAATAGATGCGTCCTGGGGAAACTCGACCGATATTGTTTACGACTTCTGCAGAACCTCGGGGCATCCGACAATTGTGCAACCGTGGCACGGTCGAGGTATCACGGCAAGCGGCGTCCCCATGGAGAAATGGAAACGCGGGCCGGGCGAGAAGCTGGGATTCCATTACACCGAGAGCAACCGAACTGCGAAGAATCGCGGCGTGAAACACGTCACCGGCGATGTAAACTACTGGAAGTCATTTTGTGCGCAGCGATTTGTAACAACGGCGGGCGATGCAGGATCTTTGACCATATTCAAGGACAAGAAAACCGATCACCGACTATTTGCCGACCACATGACCGCAGAATTCTACGTAAGAACGCAGGGCCAGGGGCGAGAGCTTGACGAGTGGAAACAGCGACCGCACAAGCCCGATAATCACTGGTGGGACTGCGTTGTCGGTTCTGCTTGTGCGGCTTCAATGATGGGCTGCACTTTGGACAGTTCCGGGGCAATCCCGAAGCGAGCAGCGAAACCAACAGGCCAAGCGACACAATCAAGAGTGGGACAGCGCAACAACTTCTTTATTACGGCGAGGACTTAACCAGATGGCGAAAACAGCACCGGCGAAAGCTGAAGCGAATAATGGGCCAGCAGTGGCAATCGAGATCCCTATTGCCGAGGGCGACGCGCAAGGCTACGAGGCCCAGCGGGTATCGGAGGGCTGCGTATCACTGGGAGACGGGCCACGGACACATATTGACGCAATGTTGGGACCGATTGAAGCGGCGGCGTTTATCCGGCTACGGTCTGGACTTCGACGAGAACGGGTGCAGCTGAAATGCGGGCGACCCGTTTGGAGCAATCCCGACGTGTTGCGGTGGATTCTCCAACAGGTTGCCGCACAGGCTGTTTAATACTTCGATCAGAAAGGCGACGTTATGACATTGCAAGATCAGTTGATAATGATGCGGGGAATCATCGCAGGCACTTCAGAGAAGGAACAGCAGGACATTAAGGCGGCTGCCGAGTTAATCCGCGAGGTAATTGAAACCGCTGGCGACAGTGGAAAATGCGCCGTGGCACTTGTGGCAATGGAATGTGCGGCTGCCTGTTAACGCTGCTTGAATCTCGAATCTAAACAGGAACAACGGATACACTCTTGTGTTTGTTGTTCCTGTATTCGTTTACTAAGTTGTGCTTGCTACCGTGGGGAGCATGAGCAGCTTAGACAGCCAGAGCACAAACGCCGAAGTATGGTCCTCTTACGATGATAATGCGTCGTATGAAGAGGACCTGTCTATCGTAAAATGCCGTGCGTTTGTCACTGCCGCAAACATTCTGTTGCGACGCAGGCCCAGCAAATCGAGCATTGACGGCAACGAGCAAGAATTCGACGCAAAGGTTATCGAGAATGCGTTGATTCGTGCCAGGACATGGGCGGCTGCAAACGAAACTCGTACACCTCGGGCTTCCCGTCCGTCCTCCATCGCGTGGAACCTCTCAGGAATCAGAGGCTAACCGATGGCCGATACATCTTTAACAGCGATGCTTGATTCTGTCCGCGCCGACTTCCGGGCCGGTAAGGAAAGTCGCTTCACATCCAGACTTACGGGTGTAATGCCGACCGGCAGCGGCGCGGACTACCATTACAAGAACGAAGCCCAGTATTACAAGTCGATCGAACGAGCCCGGCACTACGAGCGGAATGATTCCATCGTCGGTCAGGGCTTGCGGCGACTTGTGGCCAACGTGGTTCAAGACGGCTTTTCCTGTGACTTCAGCACGGGCGACGATGGAATTGACACGCTGTTTAAGGATCGTTTGAAGGAATGGGGCGACGATCCCGACCAGTGCGACAGCGAGGGGGAAAAGACCTTTGCCCAGCAAGAGCAACTAGGGCTTTTGTCGACACTTCGAGACGGCGACATCCTGGCATTGCCGAGACCTGACGGGGCTTTGCAGTGGGTGGAGAATCATCGACTTCGGACACCACATGGCACAATGCGGGACACAGTACACGGCGTCGAAATGGGGGCCAGTGGAAAGCGTGCCCGGTATTGCATTACCGACGAGGATTTGAGCTTACTGCAGGCTGCACGACCGGGGACCACGTTTACCAAGGTTGAAGCCCGAGACGCAAAGGGCAACCGCAACGCTTTTCACCTGTACTTGCCGACCAGATTCAGCCAGCGGCGCGGCGTGACTGTGCTTGCCCCCTGTACCGACATGGTGGGAATGCACGATGACTTGCAGTTTACAACGCTGGTCAAAGCACAGATGGCCGCGCTGATTGCGATTCTTCGATCACGCGGGCCAGACTGGGAGCCGGGCGGCGATGTTCAGTACGGCGAGCGCACCGAAGAGACTGCACCGGGCGGCTATGTTCGGCAGATCGAGGGAATTGAGGCTGGGCTGGAGATCGCGTCTGACAAGGGCGAGACAATCCAGGCATTCAGCAGCAACATTCCGAGCAGTGAGTTTTTCCAGCACGCGAGTATGATTCTGACATTCATCGGGATCAATCTTGACCTTCCGTTATGTGTGCTGCTGCTTGACCCAACAAAGACCAATTTCAGCGGCTGGCGAGGAGCAATTGACCAAGCCCGAATGCGGTTCAAACAGTTGCAATCGTGGTACATCGGGGCTTTTCACAATCCCACAACGCAATGGAAGGTCCGGCAGTGGATTAACGAAGATGCAGCACTGCGGGCCACGTTCGAGCGTCGCAAATCGCTTAAACCGTTTGGCTTCCGATGGCACCCACCAGGCTTTCCGTATGTCGACCCGACTGCGGACATTGCTTGCGATGTGATGCAGAGCCGGACGGCCACGAACTCCATGAGGAGAATTCAGGCTAATCGGGGCCGGGATTGGGACGACGTTTCAACCGAAATTTGTGAGGACAACGGCGACGCGATCGAGAAGGCATTAAACCGAGCCGACTTGATCAACGCGAGATACCCAGGGGCCGGAATCACATGGCGGGAGGTGTTGAACCTGCCGACGCCGGAAGGCGTTCAGATTGCACTTTCGCCAGTTCCGCAGGCCACACCCGACCCAGTAACGCAAGGGGGCAAAGATGTCACCGCCTAAGTTTGCTCCCATTGAATCAGTGTGGGCAGTTGAGACCGCTTTCGCTTCGCAAATCTTCGACGCAATCAAGGCCGGGCCGTGCAATTACGAGTGCGATTCATCGGTCAATGTCGTGAATACAAACGGCGTTGCGTTGATGGAAGTTCGGGGCGTCCTGACGAAGTATCCCACATACCTACAGGCTATTTTCGGCGGGGCGGCTTCAACCGACCTGCAGGCCGCATTCACCGCAGCGATTAACGACCAAAGCATCCACGCGATTTGCATTGTTGTCGACAGTCCAGGCGGGGCTGTTAGTGGCGTTCCTGAGCTGGCTGATTCGATCTTCGCGGCGAAGCAGTCGGGCAAGGCCGTCGTAATGCAGGTTGATGGCGTTATGGCGTCAGCGGCTTACTACTTCGGTTCTCAGGCCGACAAGATTTACGCGAGCCACCGCACAAACCGTATCGGGGCAATCGGGGCAATGATGGCCCTGAATGACACCAGCAAGCAGGCCGAGAAGGAAGGCGTTGAAACTGTTGTTGCCACGACCGGCGAGCTGAAGCCGATGGGCTTGCCGGGGGTTGCATTAACAGATGCGATGCGGGCAACAATGCTGGCGTCAGTGACTGCAGCGAATGCCGAATTTACCGCAGCGATTCAGCGAGGCCGGGGAATGAAACCCGAGCAACTCAGTAGTATGTCAGACGGACGGGTAATCAATGCCACGGATGCGTTGATTACCGGTCTGATTGATGGGATTCAGTCGTTAGATGTGACCCTTGCAGCGTTGCAGGGATCGAACCGGACCGTACCTAAAACTAAGGGTAAAAACATGGCAGGCGCTACGTTCGCCGAGATTAAAGCGGAGTGCGTTGGCGCTCCTGCAGAGTTCATTGTGCAGTGTATGGAATCCGGGGCCGAGTTGCCGCAGGTCAAAGCCAACTGGGAAGCCAAGCGGCTGGCCGTGCAGGCTGAACAGGCCGCGAAGATTGAGACCCTGACGGCCACCGTGGCAACCTTGACCGCAGAATTGGCGACCGAGAAAGCCCGAACAGCACCCATCGCCAAGGGTAAGGAAGTTCCGGCAGGCGGCTCGACTCAGAACAGCGGAGAGTTGACCGCTACCCAGCAGTTCCAAGAGGGCGTGAACGCTCTGGCTGCAACCGGGCTCAGTCGAGCAGCGGCCACCGCGAAGTATGTCAGCCAAAACCCGACCGTACACGCGGCTTTTCTGGCCGAAATGAAAGGGGCGAAGTAATCCATGTCGCAATTCAATCCCTCGGGACTTCAGACGTTCATCGCAGGCGCTGCCATTGGCGCTAACATTCGCGTAATTCTGACCGCCGGAAAACTGGCCGTTGCTGCTGCCGGAACGACCGACTACGGCAACGAACTCGGGACCACGGAACACGCAGTCTTTGCCGATGGCGACCTGTGCACTGTCCGGCTTCGCAATGCCCCCGGCACCCGGAAGTGCGTTGCCCTGACTGCATTTGCCGCTGGGGCTGCATTGTACGGCACCGCAGGCGGAAAGGTTGATGATGTTTCCAGCGGTACGCAACTGGCCATTGCCATCGAAGCCGCCGGAGCCCTGAACGACGTTGTTGAAGTCATGTACCTCTAATCGGTGAAACACCCGAAGAAAGTTCTATAAATGCCCAGTCCCTCAGCAGCTTTGTCTGTGCCCCGTTTGGACCTCGGCGGGGCTCTTGAACAGTTCGATTTGGAAATGCAGCGGCGGGGCTATGTCGCCCAGTTGCTGCTGCCGATCTTCGAGGTAATGGAATCGTCTGGCAAATATCCGACCATTCCGATTGCCCAGTTGCTTCAGTCCCGAACACTGACCCGCAATGTCGAGGGCGGTTACAGCCGATCCGGCTTCACGTTCACCGAAAACTCGTACGCCACGACCGAATATGGCACCGAGGAGCCGGTTGACGACAAGGAGGTGAAGCTGTATCGAAACTACTTCGACGTGGAAATGCTGGCAACCAAGCGGGCTGTTGAAGCCCTGCTGAACGCTGCCGAAGTGCGAGCCGTGACGGCGTTGACCAATACGGCGGTTATCACGCAGACAGCAGCAGCTAATACCGCTTGGAGCAACGCGGCCAACGCGCAGCCCCTGACTGACTTCGCGACTGCCCGTGATGCGATTTGGGCTGCAACCGGCCAGTGGTGTAACGCGGTTGTGATGAGCCGGAATAAGTTCAATCAGTTGAAAGACTGCTTGCAGATTATCGACCGGATCAAGAACAACTCGAACTATCAGGTACAGCGCGGCCAGATCACCGAGGCCATGATTGCAAGCGCGTTCGATGTCGATCGCGTCATTGTGTCCGGCACCGCGAAGAACTCGGCAGCGGAAGGCCAGGCCGCGACCATCGCCAGCACATGGACGGACTCGAAGGTATTGGTTGCCAAGCTGGCTGTTGACAACGACCTGAAAACCCCCTGCCTGGGGCGCACGTTCCATTGGTCCGAAGACGGATCGCAGCCCCTGGGGTCGATCGAGAGCTATCGCGACGAGAAGGTTCGTGGAGATGTGATTCGCGTTCGCCACGAAGTGCAAGAGAAGGTTATCTATCCTGAATTGGGCTACGTTATCACGGCGGCTTAATTATGGCGGATAACTGGCACGAAGCCGGAAGCGAGTGGTCAGCGGATAGTCTCGCCCTATCTGCTGGCTGCTCAGTTTCGGTCAGTGATGGAACCCACGCCGTTGACGTGTCAGCGGCGATCGGCAGGACCACGATTGAAGAATGGGACGATCAGACATCCGGCGGAACCTTCACCTCGACCGACTTCACGGTTAAGGCGGAGTTATTGATGTTTAATGGCGTTGTGAAACTGCCTGCAGTCGGTTGGCTGATCACCTGGGTTAGACCTCGTGGAACTGAGACGTACCAAGTTTTGCCATTGCCCAAGAGGGGCTGTTACACACCGGCGGGGCAGTACGGCGAGAGCTACCGAATTCATACGAAGCAGATCGGGAGGGCATAAATGGGAGCCGTCACAATAGCACCGTCAGACGAAGCCTGTCAGGCTTTGGTTGCCTGGATCAATTCAGGCGGGGCTTACACGTTGCCGAGCGCCTGCACTTACAGTTATTCGACGGTTGACGAACTGGGAGACGTGACCGAGCTATTGGTTGACGTGACGCATGTTTCGGGGAAGCAGTTGCAAGAGTCTCTGAGTCTCGAAGATCCCTCAGAACACACGTTGATTGTCTGGCTTCGGGACAAGTTGCCAGACGCCAGTACGGCAGAAGTTGCAGCCCGAAATTTGATCTTCCAGCAGATTTACCAGCGAATTAACGCCTATCGAGTGCCGGGAAATCGAGTAATGGTCAGGGCCTGTGGATATGACGACGTGGAGAACCCCGACCGGGATTTAATCAGATCGCAGTTGCTATTCAGGGCCGGAGTCACCGTAAAAGTAGAAGTGAAGCCTCCAGCATGACCCCTGAAGAGGTGAAGGCCGAGATTGCAACGCTAGACGAAAAACTGGCCCGCATTGGTAAAGCTGGCGCGAGGGTCGCAAGGTCTGGAGTCAACAAGGGAATCAAGGTTCTCGCAAAGGCGATTCAGGCGGCAGCCCCACTTGGACCGGCTCGCAAGATTAAAGGGCAGGCGATCACGCCAGGGGCATTAAAGGCGTCGATTCAGTCACGCGGAGTCAAGGCTGCCGACAAGACCCCACTGGCGAAGGCTGGTATTGACGTAGGAAAAACCAAAGGCAGCCCGATTACTTCACATGGTCACTGGGTGGCACTCGGAACCGCAGAGAGAGAGACGGGATCTGTCAGAGTGAGAGTCGGGAGAAAGACGGTAGGCCGCAAGGCGAACGGCAAGAAGGTGCGACCAACGGGGCGAGTTACCGCAAACGCATTTGTGAGGCGGGCGTCAACTGCAGCAGAGGGCAGCGTACTCCAGGCCATCATCAAGACAATATCAGCGGGAATTGAGCGAGAAGCCACTAAACAAGGATAACCAGACATGACAGACAGAATTCCAATGTTGGGCCACACCATCATGCTTGGGGCTACCCCCATTGAGCAGGTCACAGAGGCCAGTGTGTTGCTTGACATCGACACGACCATGATTGACAGCACCGAGCTGGAATCGGACGCGATGCAATCCCAGCCGGGCCTGCCTGACCTGGGCACCACGGAGTTCAAAGGCAACTGGGACCCGAGCGCCGCAGGACAGCAGGCGTTACTGGCGGCGGCAACACCCGCATCAGCGGCGACGGCATTTACTGGCACACTGAACAACACGGGACTGTGCTCGATTGTGACCACGGGGCCAATCAAGAAGTTCAAGGTATCGGGCGGCGGGCCGAACACGCTGGCCACGTTCGAATGCGTCCAAAAGGTCAATTCCTTCACCCTTACACCGTAATCGAAAGAGACAGGCGAGATGTCCACCTTACGCGAAAAAATTAAAGCGGCTTCCGGCGTTCGCACCTTCATCACCATTAACAGCCCGGCACTGGGTGAAGTTCGATTGCAATCGCTGTTCGACGGCGAGTGGCAAACCGGCGTTATCGGTTGGTTTCGCAATGCGGACTACAGCCGGAACGTCGACCGGATCAAATACGACAACGTCAAGCTCCTGCAAATGTGCATGGTTGACGAGGCAGGCAACCGGCAGTTTTCCGACTCTGTCGAGGATCTCGAATTACTGGTCAACCTGCCGGAGCAAATCACGAAACCCATCTTCGACGCCGCGCGAGACTTCAATCAGCCGGAGTTGCCAAAAAACTCACAGAGTCCCCCGAGTATGACGACTTCATGACGCTCGCGTGGCACATGCGGGAATGGGATCTTGAAGCATTCGAGATGCAGATTCCAGCCCGCACTATGTGCCGATGGCGTGAGTGGTTCAGACGGCGACCGCAAGGCCAGTTGCACCAAGACCGCATGACAGCACTTGCGGCGAGCGGTATTTGTGCCGCAAACGGTGCAGAGCTTCCGCCGGAACACTTCATGTTCTACGAGCCGAAGAAACCGCCGGAGAAGCCGAGCCAGCAGCAGATTGACGCAGGAGTCGAGAAGCTGAAAGTATTTGCAGCCAAGATGCAACAGCGACAGCAGCGACAGCAGGGAACCGAGGGGGATAAATGTCAAACATCGGCGACCTAGTTACAACGCTGTCCTGCGACGCTTCGAACTATTCCCAGGGGCCAGATAAGGCCATTGCTTCGAATAAGGCGCTCAGTGGGTCGATTGATTCGATTATCGGCCAACTGCAGCGCCAGAAGCGAGAATTCGACAAGCAGGGAAAGACGACGCAAGACAACATCCTGGGGGCCGCAGCCAAGGGGGCGACAGAAGGGCAAGTAAATTCCGCATTGCAGCTTAACGAGGAAGTGGAAGCACTCAAGAACAAGGCAGCAGCCGAACGCGACGCAATGGCAGCCCAGCAGCAGGCGCAGGCCGCAAAGAACGCATCCGCAGCCGCCGGGGCCGCACTGCTTGCCAGTCTTCGAGACGAGGCCGCGACGCTTGGCATGACTTCCGATGAGCTTCGAATCTACCGGGCCGAGCTGGCGGGAGTTAATCCGGTCACGATCGCGGCAGCCCGCGCGGCTCAGACGAACATTGCAGCCATTATCGCCCAGGCCAACGCGACCGAAGAAGCGGCCAACAAAGCAGCCACCGCAAGGCAGGCCGGGGAGACGCTGGTTGCAAACCTGAAGC